TTTTTACAGGAAATGACATTCTGAAAGGAACAAAACTTCTCACCGACAACTTGATAGTTGGACATAATTGTATTGGGTATGACCTCCCCGTCCTCAATAAATTATTAAATTATTCTCATAAAAGAGAGTTAGTCCACGATACGCTTTGTCTTAGTCGCCTTATCTACCCTGACATCGCAAATAGCGTTGATGTCAAGCTGTTGGTGAGAGGTACAATATCTAAAAACTCAGTTGGTAAACATAGTTTAAAAAGCTGGGGAGAAAGATTACAATTTAAAAAATTTGATTACCAACAAAATAATCCAGATGCTTTTGAAAAATTTGACGAAAAGATGTTGGAGTATTGTATCCAAGACGTAAAGATTACTAAAAAATTATATGAAAAATTTATGTCTAAAGGATTTAGTAAAGAAAGTATTGAACTAGAGCATAAGATAGCTTTCATAACTAAAGAACAAGAACTACGTGGTTTTTATTTTGACGAAAAAAAAGCACAGTCCTTACAAGCTAAATTATTAGCAAAGTATAATGAATTAAAATTAAAATTAGAAAAAACTTTTATAGATTGGGAAGAAGATTTAGGAGAGTTTATACCTAAAGTTAATAGTAAAAAGTTTGGTTATAAAAAAGGAGTACCAGTTAAGAAAACTAAATTAGTAAAATTTAACCCATCTTCAAGACAACATATTGCTAACAGATTAATAACTTTACACGGCTGGAAACCAAAGGAGTTTACTCCTACTGGTACACCAATGATTGATGAAGACATATTGTCTAACTTACCTTACCCAGAAGCTAAATTATTAAATGAATATTTATTAATAGAAAAAAGATTAGGAATGTTGTCTGAAGGTGCTAACGGATATTTAAAAGTAGTTAAGAAAGGTAAGATACACACTTCTTACATAACCAATGTGGTTACTGGTCGTATGAGCTCTAGGTATCCTAATTTACAAAATATACCAAACACTCATAGTTTATATGGTAAAGAATTTAGAGAACTATTTATACCTAAACCAAACTATGTAATGGTTGGGGTAGATGCTAAATCATTAGAAGCAGTTTGTTTTGCTCATTACATTTATAATTATAAAGGTGGTAAAGAGTATGCTGATTTAATTCTTAATGGAGATTTTCACACTTATAATATGAAAGCTGCTGGTTTGCAATCTAGAGAATTAAGTAAGACAATGTTCTATGCTTTATTGTATGGAAGTTCATTTAAAAGATTATCTGAAATACTTGGTTGTCCTATAGCTGAGGCTAAGAATATATTAGATAGATTTTATAGACAACTACCTTTTTTAAAACAAATTAAAATAGACATCATAGAGAAAATAGAAGCATACGGAGTTTTAAAAGCATTAGATCAAAGGATATTAACTGTGAGAAGTAATCACGCAACATTAAATACTTTAATACAATCTTGTGGTGCAATTATAATGAAAAAAGCATTAACAATATTGTGGGATAATTTAAAAAATAAAGATGCTTGGGTAGTAGCAACTATTCACGATGAATTTCAAATAGAAGCAAAAAAAGAAGAAGCAGAATTTGTAGGTCAACTAGCGGTAGATAGTATAAAAAAAGCGGGAGAATACTTTAAACTTAGAGTTCCAATTAGTGCCAGTTTCCGTGTGGGAAACAACTGGTCGGAGACTCATTAACAACGAAAGAAAACAATGCAAGTAATATTAGTATTAACCGATGTAGGAGACGATAAAATTGCTTATTCTCTTTTTGAAGCGAAGGCAGAAGGAGAAACGGCTTACCAAGTATCAGTAAGTCCATCTGTTCAAATAGGAGCTATCTTGGGTTCTTTTTTAAAAACAATAGAAACTTACACAGAAGATTTTGCTAAAATAGCAATATCAGAAGAAGTTAAATCTAAATACCCAGAATCAGATTGGAGAACTAAATTTTTAAAATCAGATGGTTCAGTAATACAATTAGATTTATCTAAACTTAAACCAAAAGGAACTTCTTAATATGAGTACATTAATAGTAGATGCAGATATAGTTGCATATAAATTATCAACTGTATCAGAAAAACCAATACGTTGGGATAATGATGTGTGGACTTTACACTCAGATGAAACTGAATGTATAGTTATGATTAAAGATTATTTTGATAATTTAAAAGAACAAACTGAATGTACAAAAATAGTATGTGCTTTTTCTGATAAAAATAATTTTAGAACTTCTATTTTACCAGACTATAAATTAAATAGAATAAACACTAGAAAACCTTTAACTTTAAAATTTTGTAAAGATTACATTTATAAAAATTATAATGGTTATGTTAAACCTAATTTAGAAGCTGATGATATAATAGGAATACTTGCTACTAGCGATATTATACACGGTGCTAAAATTATATGCTCGGAAGATAAAGATTTAAACCAAGTGGAAGGTTTGCATTACAACCCAGCTAATAGAGAGTTTTATAGAATTAGTCCGCAACAAGCTGAATATAATTTTTATTTTCAAGTTTTAACTGGAGACCAATCAGATAATTATAAAGGTTGCCCAAGCGTTGGTGCTGTTAAAGCTGCTAGAGTTTTAGCTGATTCTAAAAACTATTGGCAATCTGTAGTTGAGACTTATGAAGAAAATAAACTAACAGAAGAAGACGCACTAGTACAAGCTAGAGTAGCTAAGATATTAAAAAAGAAAGACTATAATTTTAAATTAAAGAAAGTAATATTATGGTCTCCGCCAACTAAACAAAAACCAAAAGGCATTAAGATTTCTTATTCAGAATCAGAAGAAGAAACTACTGTGTTTGGGACAAGGGTATAAACATGATTAATAATGATTTTAGTTGTACTTTAAAAGGTTGTTTAGCTGAGTTAGCTGTAGCCTACAAATTTTTAAAACGAGGTTATTATGTTTCTAGACCATTAGACCCATCTTGTCCTTTTGATTTAGTTATTACAAATAAAAAAGGTAAAAATTATTTAATAGATGTTAAATCTATTTCGTATAGAAAAAAAGATAAAAGTGTAATAACTAGATGTTTGACAACACTACAGAAACAGCTTAAAGTTAGATTTTATTTTACTAATATTAACGGTCTTAGTGCAAGACAAATTAAAAATATTAAAAATGACAAATAAAGCGTTTTTTAAACAGGTAGGTGGTTCTCATTATAGAACAATGAAAATACAACCATCTAAATTTATTAATGAAAATGAATTACCATTTGCAGAGGGTAATGCAATTAAATATATTTGTAGGCACAAATTAAAAGGTAAGAAAGAAGATATATTAAAAGCTATACATTATTTAGAAATGATATTAGAAAGAGATTACAATGAAAACAAAAAAAGTTAAAAAGAAAAAGAAAAAGACTAATTTTGACAATCATCTTGGTTGTTTTTCTTACCCAATGTGCGATGAATCCCCAACAGGGTGTATTCATTTAACAAATAATAACCTAGAATGTTTTGGACATAAAGATTAATGACTGAAAATAATTATAAATTAAAAGCTAAAGAATATTTATTTTTATCTAAAAATACAAAAGAACCTACATTAGCTAGGCACTATTATACCATGTATATTGAAACTTTATTTAAAGGTGATTTAGTTGCTGAAGATGAAACTTCAGAAGAATTAAAAGATAAAGTACCTGACAATAAATCTTTTGGAAGACATAAAAATGACTGATATGCACAAATGGAGAAAGAAAAGTTATTTAACTGTTAAGATTAGAGTTGATGATTCTTTTTTTGCTAAAACACCAGATTTAAGTGGTTCTAGTGAATATCCATTTACAAGTGATGCTAAAGTAAAAATAATGGATATGAAATTTGATAGACACACCATTGAAATGGATACCAACCTAGATAAACCTACCAATAAAGAAGAAAAACCTACCTATTAGTTGCCCTCTTGGAACAATATATGTTTGTAAATAAAGAATTAATACAACACCTAGATAAACTTTTCCCGAATAAAGTACCAGATATTACTGAAAATGAAAGACAAATTTGGTTTAAAGCTGGTCAAGCTAGTGTTGTTACATACTTAAAACAACTAGAACAAGAGCAAAATAACAATATATTAGATTTAACATTAATAAAGAAAGATAAATAATTATGTGTTTTTCACAACCTAAAGCCCCACCACCACCACCAGTACCAGCTCCTCCAGCTACAGAAGTAAATGCTAGTCAGGCTACACTTAGAGAAAAAGCCCCACAAGCACCTGCTTCTGCTACATCTACACCTTTGAGTGTAAGTAAAAAAAGAGGTAAATCAGCTTTAAAAATAGATTTAGACCAGTCTAATTTAATGAGCGGTGGTTCTGGCGTCAATATCCCCTAATACTACAAAATAAAATATGGAACAAAACCTAACAGCACGAGCTCGTTATTCTAAATTAGAAACGATACGTCAACCTTATTTAGATAGAGCTAGAGATAGTGCAGAATTTACAATACCATCTTTAATGGTTAGAGATGGTTATGGTAGTTCTACAAAATTATATACGCCATATCAAGGTATAGGTGCTAGAGGTTTAAATAATCTAGCTAGTAAATTATTATTAGCTTTATTACCACCTAATCAACCTTTCTTTAGATTGTCTTTAGACGAATTTACAATCCAAAAACTTACTCAGCAAAAAGGTATGCAAGGTGAGTTTGAAAAAGCTATGGGTTCTATTGAACGTGTAGTAATGAATGAAATAGAAGTTAATAACTTTAGAACTTCTGTATTTGAAGCGTTAAGGCAGTTGATTGTTGCTGGTAATGTATTATTATATATCACACCAGAATTAACTACTAAAGTATACAAATTAGACGAGTACGTAATTAAAAGAGATTCAGTAGGTAATGTTTTAGAAATTATTACAAAAGATAACACAAGTCTTTCTTCAGTATCAGAAGAAATAAGACAACTATGTTATGAAGAAAACGAAAAAGACAATCATTTAGATAAACAAGTTTCTATCTTCACGAGAGTGATTAGATCAGAAAATAAGAGGTGGCTTGTCCAACAAGAGGTAAAAGATAAAATCATACCTAGCTCCATTGGAAGTTATCCACTCGACAAGTCACCTTTTATACCTTTAAGATACACATTAACAAATGAAGATTATGGTAGAGGTTTTGTAGAGGAATACATTGGAGACCTTAGATCTTTAGAGGCTTTATACAGAGCTGTAGTAGAAGGTAGTGCTGCCGCTTCTAAAGTTTTATTTTTAGTAAGACCAAATGGTACAACTAGAATTAAAACTTTATCTGAAAGTCCTAACGGTGCAATAAGAGAAGGTGATGCCAATGATGTAACTACTTTACAGATGAATAAATCTGCTGATTTCTCAATAACATTCCAAACAATTAGAACTATAGAAGAAAGATTAACATATTCATTTATGTTAATGAATAGTGTACAAAGACAAGCAGATAGAGTTACAGCTACAGAAATAAGATTATTAGCTGACGCATTGAATGATAGTGTTTCTGGTTTATATTCTTTATTGTCTCAGGAATTACAATTACCTTTAATTTCTCGTTTGATGTATCAAATGGAGAAAAACAAAAGATTACCTACACTACCTAAAAATAGTATTAAAGTAAAAATAGTTACTGGATTAGAAGCACTAGGTCGTTCTTCTGATTTACAAAGATTAAATACTTTTATTCAACAATTAACTCCATTTGCACAAGAATTATTTAAGTATGTTAATTTTGATGAGTACGTTAAACGAGTAGGTACTTCATTAGGAATAGACATGGAAGGATTAATTAAATCACCAGATCAATTACAAATGGAAGAACAAATTGCACAACAACAAATGATGATGCAACAGGCAACACCAGCGGTAGTTAAAGAAGGTGCTGGAATAGTTAGGGATAGTTTTAAAGCTAGGGGAGAACAACAACAACTAGAACAACAACAAGGACAATAACACATGGGCGAAACAACTACAGTAAATATAACTCCTACAGCTAACGTTGAAACACAAGAGTACAGAGATAGTATGGTTCAAAAAATTGAACAAGCTAATACTGCTCCTCAACCAGCTTTACAACCAGTAGCTACAGAAGAAGTTAAACAAGAAAAAATACTTGGTAAATTTAATTCACAAGAAGATTTAATTAAATCTTATCAAGAATTAGAAAAAAAACTTTCTTCTAATAATACTTCTGCTCCTAAAACAGAAAATAAAAATCCTTTACAAGCACAAGCAAAAACAGAACAACCATCTGCAATTAGTTCTGTATTTCAAACTGCTGAACAAGAGTTTAATGAAACAGGTCAAATAAGTGATACTACTTTAGCATCACTAGAAAAATCTGGTCTTCCTAAACAATACGTAGATAATTATTTAAAAGGTTTAGAAGCTCTTGGAGAACAATTTCAAAACAAAGCCTACTCAATCACAAAAGGTGAAGAACAATATAAATCTATGACTGATTGGGTTGCTAATAATTTAACAGAAGAAGAAGTAGACGCATTTAATAGGGGAGTAGCTAGTGATGACACTACTGCTTTATTTACTATTAAAGGTATGTATGCTAGATACAATACAGAAAGTAAAGAGCCTAAATTAAATTTAGGTCAATCAGCTTCTTCAAATTCAACTGGAGAAAGATACGAAAGTGTTGCTCAATTAAAAGAAGATATGAAAAATCCTCTTTACCAAAAAGACCCAGCTTTCAGACAAAGAGTTGAATTAAAATTATCTAGATCAAATATTTTATAGAAATTCTTTCGGGTTAATTAGTTAGACCCGACTGATGTTAACGCTTACCTAAAGTCTTAACCGTCCTGAGGGACGACAATTTTGTTACCTAAATAAGCTGTTTTTTAAACTTAACTAAGCAACTTAACTTATGAAAGGGATCTAAAATGGCAAATTTTACTCCTTCGTACATAGGTCAGGCTGCTGGTGCTGGCGATCAAAATGCTCTATTCCTGAAATTGTTTTCAGGCGAGACTTTGACTGCCTTTGAAACAGCAAATACTGCCCTAGATAGAACTATGGTTCGTACTATAGCTAACGGTAAAAGTGCAACGTTTCCAGTATTTGGAAAAGCGTCTGCTGCTTACCACGCTGCTGGTACTGAACTAACTGGTTCATCAATAACTGGTAATGAAAGAATTATATCAATTCAAGATTTACTAGTATCTCACGTGTTTATTGCTTCTATTGAAGAAGCTAAATCATCTTGGGAAGTTAGAAGCATTTACGCAAAAGAAATTGGTATTGCTTTAGCTAACCAAATGGATAAACACATTTATCAAATGTTAGTGAAAAACGCTAGAGAGTCTGCTGCTGCTCCACAAGCTGCGGGACAAACTATAACTGACGCTGACTTTAACACAAACGGTGCTTCTGCTGCTGCATCAATTTATGCTGCTGCAAGAAAACTTGACGAAGCTAACGTTCCAGCTGAAGACAGATATGCTGCTGTATCGCCACAAGCGTACTACAGTATGGTTTCTGACACTACTGCTGCTGTAATCAATAGAGATTTCGGTGGTTCTGGAAGTTACGCAGATGGTAAAGTATTAAAGATTGCTGGTATTGAAATTGTTAAAACAAATCAATTACCATCAGCTAATATTACATCTGGCGTTGGTATAGGTTCTATCGTTGGTTCTGGCGGTGGTTTAGGAGGAGACTTCTCTACTACTGTTGGTTGCGTATGGCACAAAAGTGCTGTAGGTACAGTTAAATTACTAGACCTATCAACAGAGATGGAATACTCTGCAAGACATCAAGGAACATTACTTGTTGCTAAATATGCAGCAGGACACGGTGTTCTAAGACCAGAAGCGTCTTTAGAAATTAAGACAGCTTAATTACCTTGTAATGTAAATTAAGATTGGGGGAGTGAAAGCTCCCCCTCTTAATACAAAATTAAAATTATTTATTTATGCCTTTAACAGTAACATCAAAACTAGAAGCAGTTAATACTATGCTTACTAGTATCGGAGAAATTCCAGTATCTAGTATAACATCTGCTACTACAAATGATGTGTCTATTGCTATACAAATTTTAGATCACGTTTCTAGAGAGGTACAGTCACGTGGTTGGTTTTTTAATACAGATATTAATTATTCTTTAGTACCTAATAATAATAACGAAATTGCTTTACCAGCTAACGCACTTAGAGTAGAATTAGCTGAGTCTTCTAGATTACATAATTACGTAGAACGTAATAGAAAATTATACGACAGAGTTAATAATACATATACTATAACAAATACAGTAAAAGTTAATATTGTATTTTTATTAGATTTTGAAGAACTACCAGAAGTAGCTAGACACTACATAATGATTAGGTCTTCTAGAATTTTTCAAGATAGAATGTTAGTATCTAGTGAATTACATAAATTTCACGAAGTTGATGAATTACAAGCCTATATGAATTTAAAAGAAACAGAAGGCGATATAGGTCGTCATAATATTCTTACAGGTAATTATGATGTCTATAGAGTATTAGATAGAGGAAATTACCAACCAGATAAATCTTCAATTGTTAATGAATAATGGCATCAAGATTAATTTCAACAAGTATTCCCAATTTGTTAAATGGAGTATCTCAACAACCAGATACAATAAGATTACCTAATCAAGCAGAAATTCAAGAAAATGGTTTATCAGATGTTGTATATGGTCTTGGTAAACGCCCACCAACTATACACGTAGCAAAATTAAATTCAGATACTTTTGAAAATAGTAAAGTACATTTTATAAATAGAGATAGCACAGAAAGATACACAGTATTAATTAATAATGGTTCTATAAAAGTTTATGATTTAAATGGTGTTCAAAAAACAGTTGTAGCACCTTCATTAACTTATTTAACAACTACTAATCCTTTAGAGGATATAAATTTAGTAACCGTAGCTGATTACACATTTATTGTTAATAAAACTATTACAGTTACAAAATCAGGTACAGCTTCAACAGTTAGACCAGCAGAAGCTATTTTTTATGTTAAGAACGGTCAGTATTTAACTACTTACAAAATTGATATTGATGGTGTTAATAGAGCTAGTTATCAAACTTTAGATAATTCAAATGCTAACCACGCTTCTAGTATTACTACGGATAACATAGCAACTGAATTATACAATGATTTAGTAGCAGCTTTTCCTACTGGGTACACAATAGTTAGAGATGGTTCTATAATTTATTTTTCTAAAAACGCAGGAACATTTACTGCTTCAGTATCAGATGGTCTTGGTGGTGACGGATTAATTTTAGTAAAAGATAAAATAAAAAGTTTTTCTGATTTACCATATAAAGGATATACTAATTTTGAAGTAGAAGTAGTAGGAGACCAAGGAACAGAATTTGATAATTATTATGTTAAATGGGACGGTTCTGCTTGGGTTGAAACTGTTAAAGCTGGTTTAGATAATAATTTTAATACAGCAACATTACCACATTTATTAATTAGAACAGCTGACGGTAATTTTAGATTTACTAAAGCTGATGGCTCTACTTACACAATAAGTGCAACAACTTACACGACCCCAGTATACAACGGAAGAACTTGTGGTGATAGTGTTACAGCTAGTGACCCATCTTTTGTTAATAGTAAAATTCAAGACGTTTTTTTCTACAGAAATAGATTAGGTTTTTTATCAAATGAAAACGTTGTATTTTCAAAAGTAAGTGAATTTTTTACTTTTTACCCAGAAACAGTTACTACTGCTTTAGATGATGATGCAGTTGACGTTGCTGTAAGTCATAATAGAGTTTCTAATTTAAAATATGCTGTAAGTTTAAATGAAGAATTATTATTATTTGCAGATCAAACACAATTTTTATTAAAACCAGAAGAAACATTAACTTCTAAAACAGTAGCTATTAACCAAGCTACTGAGTATGAAATAGACCCAATTTGTAAGCCAATACCAGTAGGTAAAAATGTTTACTTTGCATTTAAAAGAGGAAGTTATGCTGGTGTTAGTGAATATTTTATATCACAAGATTTATTAACTAAAGAAGCTACAGACACTTCTTTAAACGTACCTAGATATTTAACTGGTAGAATTAATTCATTAAAAGGTTCTACTACTGAGAATACTATATTTGCTTTTTGTAGTGACGAAAGAAATTCTTTAGGTGTATATAAATTTTATTTTGATGCTAATAATAGATCACTACAAAAATCTTGGTCTAAATATATATTCCCAAGTGGTACTGTTTTATTAGATGGAGATACTGTAGAAACATTTTTTTATTTAGTAGTAAAAAGATCAGACGGTACTTATTTAGAAAAGATAAATTTAAAAACAAATGAAGTAGATACTAATTTAAACTTCCCAGTTTTATTAGATAGAAAAGTATTATTAACAGGTTCATATAACGCTGGTACTAATCAAACTACCTTCACATTACCTTACCCAGATACAAATGTTAAAAATGTAGTCTTAGGTGGTGGTTGGTCTTCATCTTTAAAAGGAAGATTAATAGATGTAGTATCCTCTACTTCTACAACTGTTGTTGTAGGTGGTAATTATTCAGCTAACCCGTGTTATGTTGGTAATAAATATACTTTTAAATATAGATTTTCTACTTTTTACGTTAGAGAGCAAAAAGGTAGTGGCTCGACATCTACTATAAATACAGGTAGATTACAGCTTAAAAAATTAAAACTAGTTTATGGAGATACTGGTTATTTTACAGTAACTTTATATCCAAGAGCTAGAACAGCTAGTGTGCATAAATTTACAGGACAAATACTTGGCTCTAGTAATTTTATATTAGGTCAACCAGTATTAGAAAGTGGGGACTTTCAAGTTCCTGTTCAATGTCGTAATTTAGATATAGAAATGGAAATAACAAGCGATAGTTATTTACCTTGTAATTTCTTGTCTGCTGAGTGGGAAGGATTGTTTACAATTTTATCTTCACGTATAGCTTTATAATGAATATTGAAGAACGAGATACTAATACATTTGATATTATTGATTTAACTGCTAATTTAAGAAAAGCAGATAGATTAGAAGTAGAAGCCATGACTGGCACTACTAAAATATATAATGAATTAAAAAATAGTATTTTAAAATCAAATTATGCAAAGAGTTTTTTAGTAGATGGTAAAGTAGCTGGTATATATGGTGTAAGTAATTCACCTTATAATAACCATATAGGTTATCCATATTTATTATGTACTAATGAATTATACAAAATAAAAAAAACTTTTATTAAAAATTGCATTAATAGAGTTGATGAGATGCAATCTAAATTTCCTGTGTTATTTAATTATATAGATAGTAGAAATACTTTACACATTAATTGGATTAAATATTGTGGATTTAAAATTATCAACGACAAATATTTTAACAACGTTAAATTTTATGGTTTTATGAAAAAACGAGAGGACTTTTAAATTATGTGCAACCCAGCAGCATATGCTGTATTTCAAGTAGCGTCAGCTGTTAACGATTATAATAACGCTAACAACGCAGCAAAAGCTACTAATGCTAACGCAGCGGCAACTGCAACTAGAATTAGAAATGAAGCAATTTATAGTGATAACGCTTTAATTAGAAAAAAAGAAAGAGAAACTGAAAAGATTTCTCAACAAAAATTTGTAACTAATATTAAAACTAAAAAATTACTTTCTGAAGCTAAAGTCGGTATCGGGGAGAAAAACATTACTGGAAATATTACTGATACACTATTGGGTGATATAGAAAGACAAAGAGGCTTTGCGTTTACTACTATTGACTCTAATTATGAAAATTATGTTAGGTCTATCGACGAAAATAGAGAAGCTCAAAATAGAAATTATAGTAATCAAGTATTAGCTTTACCTAGGGCTGTAAGACCTTCATTTTTACCTTATGCTCTTAAAGCAGCTGGTAACATAGCACTTGCTAGTTATAACCCAGCACCAAAAACACCAGTAGGACAAACAACAGGTTTTACACCAGACGGAATTAACTTAGACTCTTTGTATAGTAGTCTTTCATAATAATTAAAATATGGCTAGAAGAATAAATACAGATTTAGGAATTAACGTTAGTTTAACTGACGCACCAGATATAAAAACAGTAGCAGTAACAAATCCACCTTTACCTACTGGTAAAAATGAATTTGAAGCGTTAGCTGACGTACTAGGTCAATTTAATCCTAAAATACAAGAATTAGTTCAAAAAGATGTTAAACAAAAAGATTTACAAGATGAAATTTTAGGGGCTAATACTGTAAATAGTATGACTTTAGATGAAGCTAGAAAAGCTCATCAAGAAGGTTTTCCAGCTATCTATAATGGTTGGGCTAGAGTTGGTGCGTATAAACAATACGCTTTAAATTCTAACGAAGAATTTTCTAATACAATGAAAAAGCGTTATTATGAAAATAGAAATAACCCACAATATAATTGGCAACAAGATTATGCTGAACTTTCTCAATTTTATTTAAAAGATAAACAACAAGACCCATTCTTTCAATCTGCTTTTAGACAAATTAGCACGGATACGCAGAAATGGATTACGGAACAAGAATTTACATTTCAAAATGAAAATTTAAAAACTAGAGTTCAACAAGATACTATGTATCAATTAAGATCTCTACCAGATAAAGTTTTAGATACATTAAATGCTAATTTTAGAGAAACTATACCAATTGAAACTTCTGGTAAAGATTTTGAACAAAGAAAACAAGAATACATTAGTCAAAATTATGTAAAACTTTGGAACGAAGAATTTGAAAATATTAAAAAGAATTTAAATCCAATTTTAAGTAAAGTAGATTTTGATGCTTTAGTAATAGATCAAGCAGAGGCTCATTTAAAATCTGGCGGTGATTATATATCTTTATATGTTGATAAATTAATCAAACCAAGACCAGATGGTACTCCAGCTGTATTAGATAATCCTAAATTTAATGATAAAGTTTTAAATATAGTTTCTAAAGCAAATGAGTCTTTAAAAACTTTACAATTCTATGAAGGTTTAAAATCTGGTAATACCTCAGTAATTTCTAATGAAGAATTTAAAAAGTATAGTGGTGCTTTATTTGATAATTTAGTTAGTAAACATTTAGCTAATGGTGACACACAAGGTCAAGCAATACAAAATGCCACTGCTACTTTAGCACCGCACCTAAGTAAATCAAGACCTATTCCACAAATTAAAGAAATATTAAATAGACCTATAGGAACTACAGTTACGCCAGACAACAGATCTGCACTTAATTTAGCTCTAATATTGGATAATGTAGGTGCTTTACCAATGTATTTTGATGGTGCTGAAAATAGTAAAGATGCTTTTAAATGGCAACTAGCTACTATGTTTTACAGAAATGGTGACGATGTTAATACAGTTATTAAAAAAATAGGTAATTTTGAACAAGCACCAAAAACTAGTTCTTTAACTGATGCTGAAAAAGATGAGTTAGCTAGTGAGTTTGGTAATTTAAAAACAATACACAATCAATCATTAGCTTTTGGTATTGCACAATATATGAAATCAACAAATCCTAGTAATCCTAAACTAGGATCAGATACTTTACAATACGTAAAAAAATATTATTTTTTAGATGATGGTGGTAAGTATATTTCTAAAAGTAAATTAAAAATGTTAAATATATCAGAAGATGAATATAAACCTTTAAAAGAAGAAGCTATATTATATTTAAAAGAAACAATTAACACAATTAGAAAAGATGGTTCAGTACCTAGTTCAGCTAGTGAAACTTTAAAACAAGGTAATAAATTAAAAGGTTTTGGTAGTATTATTAAAGAACAACTAACAGATAATTTAAAAAATATAGAAGGAACTAATTTTAGAGAAGGTGATTATGATTTTATTATTGACCCAGATAGAAGAAAAATTAGATTTATAAACAATAATGATGTTGGTTATTTTGAACCAGTTATTATTGATACTAAAGATGGAGAAAGAATAGAATTAGAATTTGACTATGACACTATTTTTAATAGATATAAAGGAAAACAAGATATTGATAAAAGAATTAAACAGTCTAAATTAAACCAAAAAATAGAAACTATAAATAAATACAACGAAACTTATAGAGAGTTTTTAAAAGCAGCACCTTAATAATATATGGCAAATATAAATTGGGATTTTATTAGTAATAAAGAAGGTGGCTCACAATCCACGGGCTATGTACCTGAAGGAAGTGAAAGATCTGGAGTGACTATTGGTACTGGTTTTGATTTAGGTCAACAAACTGAGGAAACAATTAAAAACTTTGGTTTTAAAGATCAAAATATTTTAAATATTATTAGACCATATTTAGGTCTTCAAGGTGCAAGTGCTAAAGAAGTTGCACCGCAATTAAAAATTTCTGACGAACAAAAACAAGACGTAGATAGTACAGTTAAATCTTACTATGAAAATAATATTATAAATCAATATAATTCAAAAAAAAGAAATTATAGTTTTGATGAATTAGACCCCGCAGTACAAACTGCTATTGCTTCTGTTGGTTACCAATACGGAGATTTAAGAAGAACACCTAAATTTTTAGACGCAGCATTAAATAATGATGTTGAAAGTATGGTTAATGAGTTAAGAAATTTTAATGATAAATTTCCTTCGAGACGAAATGCCGAAGCTGATTACATTATTGGAAATATAAAAGATTTCGGTATTAAAAAAAAACCACTTAACATATTAGACTCAAAAGCTATAGCTGATGGTGAGCTTTATATAGATACTCTTTTTAAAACTTATCAAAGTCAAGAACTACAAACAAAATCAGCTTTAGAAGGTTTTGGTATAGCTGCTAATTTAAATATGATAGTGCCTAATTTAATTAGAGCATTTAGAGCTCCTGCTTTTGAACCTGACCCAACTTTTTCTTTTAATGATAATTTTTCAGAAATTAGAAAAATATTAGATGAGAATAATATAGACCCAGCTTACTACGATTATTTTGTACCTACTGTTTCTATGCCTCATTTTTTATCTTTAGTAGAAAGAGTTAAATATGAACAAGAACAAAGAGCTGAACTACAAAAAATGGGTTGGAAAGGTGTAGCTTTAGATGTTGGTTCTTGGTTTTTAGACCCAGTAAGTTTAATTTCTGGTGTTGGGATAGTGAGTAAAATTACTGGTGCTGGTACTTATTTGTCTAGAGTAGGAAGATTAGAAAGATTTTCTAAAGCTGGTTTAGTTATAGGTGCTGAACAAGGTGCATTAACTTCTATAGTAGCATCAGAAAGCCCTAGTATAGGACTTAATGATGTCTTATTAGCATCTGCAATAGGTGGTACTCTTGGAGGAGCACTTTCTACTTTAACAAGAGCACAATTTCACAGAGTAGCTAAAGATGTACAAGCACAAGAATTTACAGAAACTGGTGTTAAATTAACCCCTAAAGGTAATCAATTTTTTGATGATACAAAAACATCAACAATTAGATTAAAAGATGTAGTAAATACTTCTGATATTTTAGACCCACTTACAGTTGCCGACAAGCAAGTTATATTTCCTTTTGCTAGAAATTTAGGTATTTTAGGATTAGCTCCAATATCCAAATCAACAGCTTTAGGTACTAGTAAATCTGCTTTAGCAAAAGCATTTGGTTTTAATACACTAGAAGACAACATAGGTTGGGTGTATAAAGGTGAAGGTAGAATAAGAGACAGAATAGTCCCACAATCAGACACCGTAGAAAATATTAGAATTAATGTTTTAACAGGTGCATTTAGAAACATCAGAGATGTTAATGACGCTATGTTGGGATATTTAAAAGAAAACGGATTTACAGGAACTATGGGTGCTTTAAAAGCACGTGTAAATTTTACTGCTAGACAACAATTTATGCAGTTAGTTTCTAGAGCTATTAGATCACAAGACCCAAAAAATATTAATTCAGTTGATAGAGATTTATTAAAAAACCCACACATAGCTAAGGCAGCTAAATTTTATACCGATGGGTATAGATATTGGAGAAAACAATTAATAGATTCTGGTATTGTTAACGAAAAAGATTTTCCAGAAAATTTAGGATATTTAAATAGAAAAGGTTCTTTTGATAGATATACTATTTTAGCTAAAAAAATAACACACGATGGTGTAAACAAATTAATTAAAGAAGCTATACTAAGTAGACAACCATATTTAGATATACCTAAAGACCCACTTCTTAAAGCTAGTTTAGGTATGAAAGAAGTTAAATTTAAAAAACCTAACTTTGATGAAATTAATAAAACTAACCAAGCTGCGAAATTAGAAAAAATAGCTAAACTTGAAGATGATTTAATATTAGCTAAACAAAGTATTGAAGGAAATAAAAAATTCGCAGGTGTTGTTGACTTAGATGCACAAGGTAAATCAATACCTCTAAAAGAAAGATTAAAAACATCTAAAGAACAAATTAAAAAATTAAAAGAAGAAATTAAAAAATTAAAAGAAGAAGTTAAACAATCTAGAATCCAATTAGAAGAAGATTTTATAACACCACAAAAAGCTGAATTATTAGCTGCTTCTATTACTAATTTTTTAAGAAATTCACATAGACTTGGTGGTTTTGATTTAGATGCTTTATTAAAAATAAAAGATGCAAGTAAATTAAAAGATTTTTTACAGGACTCTTTCCCACATCTAAGAGCAGATGAAATTGAGTCAATGTCTTCTAACTTAGCTAGTGTAGTTAAAACTATAACTTCAGGTAGATTAGAGGAAAGAATAAGATTAAACGAAAATTTTGAAACAGTTATAAACGGTCAAAAAGTTAGATTAGATGAATTATACGAAAACAACGTAGATTTGTTATTTAACGAGTACAGTCAAGAAATGGCTGGGTGGGTTTCTATGGCACAGAAATTAGGTGTCAGAAGTAGAGACGAATGGTATGACTTACAAAAGAAATTAATAACCGACATAGAGCAAAGCTACGATTTAAATTCTTTCCTAGGAAAAAGAAGAGCCGATGAGGAAATTAAAACTATTAAAAGTGTATTTGAAAATTTAATGGGTAGGTCTGCTGAAGTAGACCCATCTAAAATTGAAAATCAAGTATTACAAAATTTAAGAAGATATAACTTTGTTAGAGTATTAAATCAAGCTGGTATTGCTTCATTACCAGAACTAGGAACTGTTATATCAGCGAATGGTATAAAAACTTTTATTCAAAATATTCCTGAGTTTAAAAATATAGTAAATGAATTTAGAAGTGGAGCACCAAGAGATTCTTTTTTTAAAGAATTAGCTACAATAAATTTTGGTAATGGTGATGAGCACTTATATCGATTAGCACACGGTTCAGAAACTTTAGATCAAAATACAGCTGCTTCAGCTTTAAATAGATTTGCTAATAGTAAATTATTAACTTCAGCTGAAAAAATTACAACTTGGGCTTCTGGTTTAACTCCAGTAGATTCTTTTTTAAGAAAATTAGCAACTAGAACTTTTGTTGATAAGTTTGCTGATGATATGTTTAAATTAAAAGAAAGTAATTTTGATTTTAACAAAGTAAATTTAGCTAGGTATAAAGTATTAGGATTTACACCAGAAGAATTAAAACGTTTTGCTAAAGAATTTACAGATGGTACAGTAACTACTGAACAAACATTTTGGGGTACTAAAGTAAAACAATTTAATTTTGCAAATTGGAAAGACCAAGAATTACTTGAAACTTTTGCTAACAGATTAAATAGACACACTAGAAGAGCTGTTCAATACAATTTTATTGGGGACTCTCAAAGATTTTTTTCGGATAATGCTTGGGGTAAAAGTTTAGGTCAGTTTAGACAGTTTGTCTTAACTGCTTGGACAAAACAATTTTTACACAATATAGCTTTAGCCGATTTTAAAACATTTAGTATGTTTGCTTATACTAGCATGATGGGTACTTTAGCTTATTTAGGTCAAACTCATTTTAATACTATAGGAATGGGCGAGGGACAAAAAGCAGAGTATTTAGATAAAAGGTTAGGTAAGAGCGGTGATTATAGTAGATTAGGTTTAGCTGTGTTTCAAAGAACAGGCTGGTCTTCTCTAATACCTACTTATGCTGATCTTATATCATCACAAGTAGCACCTGAATATAGGTTTAATACTCGTAGTAGCGGTCTTGAAATAAATTTAATTAACGGAAACCCAACTTATGATTTAGTAAGTGGCGGAATTAATGTATTAGGTTCATTTTTAAAATCAATGAGAAGTGATTATAATTTCTCACAAGTAGATGCTAGAAGAATTGTAAGATTGTTTGCTTTTCAAAATATGTTTGGGGTCAACAATATATTAAATCTTTTTATAGATAAGTCAGGTCTTCCAGAAAAAGGAAGCGTAAATTTATATTAACAATAACAAATAAAATATGTCATTTGCAATAGTCAATTATACTGGGAATGGTAGTACGACTACGTATTCAATTACGTTTCCTTACATTACATCTTCTCACGTAGTAGTAAAAGTAGACAACGTAGTTAAAACTGCTGGGACTGATTATACATTTCCAACTAGTTCAACAATACAATTTACAACTGCTCCTGCTAACGGAACTAGTATTTCTATATCTAGGTCTTCTAGTCGTTCTACAAGATTAGTAGATTATCAAGATGGTGCTACAATTACTGAGGCAATATTAGACCAAGATAGCAACCAGTTATTCTACATATCACAAGAAGCATTTGACACAGCTGACAACGCTATATTATTAGATACTGATAATAAGTACAACGCAAACTCAAAAATAATCAAAAACGTACTTAACCCAGTTAAT